ACACACCCATGATTACGTCAGTAGTAGCCAAACCAGTTACTGCAGTCGTCACATCCTGTGTAGATGATGCTGCGACAGCGGTAGAAGCCTGGTTGAACTTGTACACTAGCACATTAGAGTTAGCCGCCAGAGTGGGAACAAACGCGAACGAGTAGGTTTCTGACGCAGTTGGAGTGATCGCACCAGAACTGTTATTCAAGAACGTGATAGCAACTTGATTTTCAGCGGATACTCGGACATTACCAATACCCAAACCGGCCTGGTTAGTTGGTTTGTTCACGACAGCCAAGGAACCCAGCGTTGCGCCAGTTACAGTAAATAACTGCTCAGCAGTGGTTGTAGCAGCGACGGCAGCTGGAACTAATGCAGTGGTCACAGTCAAGTTCTGACTCAGACCGATTACATCGTAGACTTCCGCGGAAGTTGTCACCGTCCCAGTACTGATATTCGAGTACGAGAAAGCCACAGTGTTAGCAGCTGATACTCGGTAACCAGAAACACCGATGCCCGCCGTTGCAGACGGTTTGTTGACAGCTACTACGTCTGTAGTAAGCAAACCAGTACACACGGTTGTCGAAATCTCGGCAGTGGTCGACGTGGTGATTGAGGTTGTGACATTGGTCATCTGATATTTGGTCAGAGTGCCAGTGTCGTACACGGATGCAGCCAGCAAATTGGCCGGTCCGACGTTGGGTTGGACGACAGGAGTATTTCCGAAGAAAGCCCCTTTGTCGGCAGGACTCGCCGTAAATTCCTGACCTTGTGAGTTTTGGTCAGATTGCGAGTACGGTTGTGAATACGTTTGCGACGTTGCAGTCGTTGCAGTCGTTAAGCTCATTTTATTTCTCCAAAATTATGGATGATTCATTCGAACCTAAGTACATCGCAACTTGCGGATCCCTGTATCGCTTCTCGAAGCCTTTGGCGATCATGTCAGTCATCGTGTTAGCCCATAAATCACACGCTTTCTTGTGTGACTTACCGAACATTGGAACGGCGACTAGTTGACCGCTTTTGACTTCGGTTGCATATACCTGATACAGCTCATGCTTTTTCTTAGGTTCGTTCATTTTGTTTCTTTCTTGCAATTAATTGGTTAATCTACACGCCAATTCGGGGTAAAAAGTAGAGGTACCGAACATCACATCGATACGACAAGGCAACACGTCGTTATTGATGTCGTACATACGAATGGTACGCAACGAAATACCCTTGAATTTCTCTTGGGATTTGAAGTCAACGCCATCAGGCATGATCAACGGTACCGAGACTAAACCGAAAGCATCTTTGCAGAAGCCAATGTTTTTAGACAGTGACTGACCGCTTGAACCAGAAATGACAGAGATAGCAGCGCCAGCAGCAGGCGCCGTATCGGTTGTTGCGTAAGCACTTCCGCTTGTAGCCGGTGTAATCGCAGGATAAATCGAGATCGATGCACCACCTGAACTGTTCGAATTAGTCACGGCAGTAACAACGAAGTTACGCAAAGATCCCGTCGAAGCCTTGGATTGTGGGTTGATGGCATTCACACCAGCAATGGTGAAAATGTCGCCAACGTTCAACAGACCTGTGATGCTTGTAGGCCATCCGGACGTCACGATAGTAGAACCAGTTTGTCCGGCACCGTTGACGGTTGGTGAAGTAGAACCATACAGACCGGTTGTTTGCACTGGAACGTTTTGGTCTTCGTAAATTTCGAAGTTCGCGATGTTCGGTGCATAACCTTTGAATGCCGGTTCAGCGACAGATTGAACGTACACAGTCGAGATACCGACCGCGAATTTCCAATAGGCTGCAGGGTTCAGCACAAGCGTACGATCGCGTTGCGGAGCCGCTTCTTCATCTAGGCGCTGAGCGACAAGTGCGATAAACGAGAACGCATTAGGAACTGTTCCAGGCGTACCGACTTCGTTGTAGACGTTGACAATTTGCTGCAGCACAGTTTGATCGACGATGTTGGCCAGTGCTTCAGCAGCCGGTTTGCAATAACGCTCAGAGAATTCTTCTACAACTAATGTCAACGCAGCAGAACCAAATTCAAAGTCAACGTGGTTTTGATTGGTGATAGTGATGGTCGTAGATGGTTCAAAAACGTCTTGCACTTGCAGACCTGGACCGCTTGATACTGTGAAACGGTTTGGCTTACGAACAGTCAACTGGGTACCAATTTTAGCGCCCATCTGCTCTTCGAATTGCCGATTGACGCGGCCAGCCATGACCAAGTTGTTGGTCAAAATAACCAATGTTTCTTTGGTGATGATCGACGGCGTTAGAAGGGTATCTGTACTCATTTTAAAACTCCTTTAATTGCATTATTTTCGAACGCGTTGAGGATGTGATCGAGCGTATTCAGCGGCCTGTTTTGCTTTGTATTGCTGGTCATACTCTTCCATTGACATTTCATCCAAAGTCTTGCGCTCAGGGTTTGTCCTGTTTTTAATAGGAACCACCGGTGCGGCAGCTTTGGAAGTCACTGGCTTGTTGGCAATACGTATTTCAGCCTGTAATTCGCCCAGACGAATCAACGCGTCATTGGGGTTTGCTATGTGTAACTTGTTGAGTTCTTCCGCTTTTTCAGGATGGCTTGCAAGGTGATACAGGATTTGCGGTCCTAACTCTGCCTTTTCGATACCGAAGAACACGCCTGGTTCGATTTGAACTTTGTCATTTTTCATGACCTTCTCATCGAAATCAGGTAACGATTCTTTGGCTTTGTCGATGCGCGATTGAAAAGTTTTATGCAGTTCAGTGATGTCGGCTTGAACCTTCGCCTGTCTCGCTGTTTCTGCGGTCTTTTTCGCTTCGGTTGCACGTTCTTCTGCTGCTTCCTGTGCCGCTTTAGTTGACTGTCTAATCGCTTCTCTTGCTGCATGCTGGCTGAGCTCAATTGCGAACTCATCAGGATCATCAAAATCACTGCGTTTAGGTGCTGGGTCTTCTGCAGCAGGTTTAACAACTGGAATAGCGTCTTTAGATGCTTGTGCGGCTTCGGCTTCCAAACGTTCCAACTTGGCTTGCATTTCTGCTGCCCGAGCGCGTTCAGTATCCAATGCCTTCTGAGTCTCTAAAGCGAGTGCTTCCGATTCTTTGGCTTTATTAGTGAGCTTTGCAAACTTCTTGTTGATACTCTTTTTAGCGGGATGTGTTTCCTCAACATCTACTTCTTGATCTTCTTCCGCGGTTGCTGAAGCCTCAGTGGTCTTTTCATCAGTGTTGACCTGTCCTGTGGCATCGGCAGAGGATTTCTCGTCTGTGGTTGCGGCAGAAGTATCTTCATTGGTGACGGCAGCGGTTGTTGCTTTAACTTCTGGCTTAACACCAGACATGCGAGCCTTGGCATACGCTTCCATATCTGGTTCACCAGATACATCGGCAGGTTTAGTTACGGCGGCAATTTCTGATTTAGCTTCGATAGTCATGATATTTCTCTCTTAATTTCAGGATTGTCCAGGTTGATGTACCACAGCCTGTAATGGTTGTTGCAGTGCAGCCGGCATTGCTGGCTGCGAAGGTGTAGCTGGTGCTGATAATTGGGTGAATACTTGTACTGCCTTGGCGACTTCGGCCAGTTGTCTACCTATCGTCCCTTGAAGATTCGCATCACGCTTGGCGGCAATATCTTCCATTTTTGCTTCGTATGTCGTGGCGATCTTGACGAGTTCAGCCTGGTGTTTTGAGTCCACCTGATGCAGGATAACGTCGCGGTCTTTTTGGCGATCAGATAGTTCCTTCATCATCTGCATTTGAATCTGCTTGGATTCCATGATCTCTTTTTGAAGGCCTTGAATCATTGCCTGAATCTGTGGCGACATGTCTTGGCTGGTTGGCGCCAGCAAGTTAGGCGGCAATGTCCGTGCAATCCGATTCGCAAACTCTTCAGCACCTTGCCAATCAGAGTTTTTAGCAACCAAGTCAGCGAGAACTGGTGCCAATTGTGGCACTGCTTTCAAGAAGTCTATCTGGCTTTCAGCTGCCTCAATGCGTTTGGTTGCGTAGCTCGGTCCGATAGTGACAGTCACTTGGTACCGACCAACAGCAGGGTTGAACATCTGAACTTTGGTTTGCTGATTACTGTCCGGAGTTTGCCCAATGGCTTCGCCGTGTGCTTTGACCATATTCGGATTAATCATCACGCGCTGATCTGATCCGTCTTCATCCAGAATCGCTACAACCCTGTTCGTGTCGTATTTGTACGGTATTAGATCCATTAAAACCTTGCCGGTATTCTTCAACGCACGGCCAAAATTATCAATGAAGTGGTAAGCGCCAAGATTACCGTTGCGCGCCAATTCCCGAATAGCTCGCCCAGATTCATTCTGCATGCGTTCGTCCATAGTCGCATCGAACCTGATTCCTGTTACTGCTTTCAATGCTTCTTGAGCACCTTGTTTAGCCGCCAGAATTGCTGCAGGGGGACCAGAGAACGGTTGACGCTGCGGTGGTGGCGCTAACTGACCATTTACGTTAGTGCCTTTGTAAAGCAAATAGCTATAAGATTTACGATTTGCGTTCTGCCATTTATCCTCATGACCCTCTAACTGACCCTCTTCGGCAATCCAAGGGGCTTTAGGTTGTAACGCTACGTTTTCAGTCTCTAAAGTAGAGTAGTAATTGAGCATTTTCTGTGGGCCTTTAGCATCGCGAACAATGCCTTTCTTGGTCCACTTGCCGTTGATGTTAAGAATGGTTCCGATACACTCGATAATCGGAATGTACTTTCCGTCGCAGTCTTTAGTGTCCAACACCTCAACCGATGTCATCTTTGCCCACTTCAATTTCTTGACCTGGACTGTGCGTTGCAGTGATATCTCTAATTCACCACTTGCTATCTTGTTCTTGACCGACTCGTCTAAGTCTTCCTCAAACCCGGTATGTCCGTTGTTCAATTGAATTAGCTCTTTTTCTTCATGGTCGAAGTAGTAGTACTCGGCAACGCGCACTTCCTTATCGTTCGCCCAGTCCTTATCGGTATCTCCGCTACTTTGTTCGTCCCACGGTGTCAGCCATGCGTCCGGATATTCCCGTTTGAAGTCATCGCGCGGCACCATCTCAGTCACGAAGGCCCATTGAGCATCCAATTCAAACATAGTGCGGTTCGGGTCCATGTAGACATTCATCGGGTTTGGCAAACCAACGACGTTTAGAACTTGGTTGAATGTGTCCTCGGCTTCGTATTCAGATGTGATGCGCCAATATCCCCACCCGTTATGAACAGCAGATTGAAATCCAGTGTCGTAAGCCACATCAGCATTAGAATCGCGCTCAATGGCTCTAATCATGCCCATGGCGATCTTTGCGGACTTCTTGCTGGACTTATCACCCATCGGTGAAATATTGATTGCTGGCCTGTTTTGGCGTTGATCGTTGGTGATCTGGTTGGCAAAGGTAAGTAGGCGGTTCTCAGTGATGCAGGGCCGTCCATCCTGCGCCCTGGCTGAAGCGTCAGCAGCCGACCATTGCTTGGAATTAAGGAACTCCAAATCCTCAACACCTTCCTTGCGGTTGGTGGACTCGACTGATCGTGCGTTTGAAAATCGTTTTTTTGCTGCATCGATCAGATCCGCGTCTTTAGTTGCCTGATCTTTTTCTTTGGGCTTCTTCTTGTCTTTCTCTTTCGATGGCGTCAATGGTTGCGCACCAAGCCTGTTCATGCCGGATGTTATCTTGGGTTGAGACATTCCTTTCTCACCCAACTGCTTACGCGTTTCGCTCTCGTTAGAGGAAAGTGCCATATTCTCAATCCATCGACCGTTGCGGTTCTGTGGGAAATGCGACGTCATCCCGACGTGGCAGAGTGATTTTACTATATTAAAAAATACTACACAACAACATGATTACTTCTTGGTTTTAGCCTTCACATTTTCTGGAAGGTTCTTTGTTGATTTACCATGCTGCACCGATGTGAATTCCTTCGCCACCTTGACTGGTACGCCGGTTTTCTTGGCTAATGCAGGATTGTGCGCAACCGCCTGCATCAATCGGTTTTGTGATTTGGATTTGCTAGGCATTCTTCATTTCTCCAGGTAGATCACCGCGTTCAATAGATTCCTGCAACATCTCGATTGCATCCTTACGCCTATCAGCGTAGCCCTTGCCAGTCTCGATCATCGTCCAATGCTCCTGGTTGCGATCATCAAAACCGCTTATGCGCGCCATGGTGCAGTCGTGCTGCATGCTCCATGACTTGCGTTCGTTCCAACTGATAATTCGAGACATTACGGTTCAATGCCTAATTTTTTTAACAAATTTTTTAACAAATCACCGGCGGACATAGAATGATCTAACGCCTTAAATAAACGATAAGCAGTCTCTCGTCCAACGCCGATAAATCCGTCGCCTTTTTCCCAACTAACAAAGACATTAAATTCATTTGGAGATTGGTATTCAATGTGATGAAACTGTCTTCCGTTAATCACGGTGTCAAACCGACACCAGAAGCAGTCAGTGCCGATGTCGTAAGTCATAACTTCACGAACGTCATTAACAACGCGTTTCCATTCAACGCCAGTAGGCAACTTCAATGTATCTGCTGAGTAAGTCATTTCAATCTCCAATCAATGCAACTGAATCGTAGTTGTAATTCTAAAATCAAACTCGTTGTTTTCTCTGCACTTCTTCATTTTACTCAGTTGCTTGAGTGCCTTCTTCTCGCTTCTGAATATGATTTCTTCATCATCAAAACCATTAACTGCCCAGACAACAGCATTTTCCCATCCGTAGTCACCGTATATCTCTATGACATAGCCAAGGTAGGACATTATCTGTTTTCTGAAATGTTTCTCAATGGAATGAAACTGATCTGGAATTTAATCAAATCCTCTTTGTTGCAAACCCGGTACCACTTGTTGTCGCAATGCGCTGATGTCCACTTCAATCCATCGCCAAACCTGATCGGATCAACGTTCCACTTGTTGCCGGCAGAGTCTCGGCCAATCCAGCTGTTGGTCATGAGCTTGTATTCAAGCACAACCAGACCTTCACTCAATGCCTGATGAACTGTTTTGATTATCGAGTGATTCATTTTCTATCCGTCATCCATTGAACGTGTTGAGCTATTGCCTTGGACTTGTCCAGTTCGAACTGATTTCCAGATGCTTTGAGCCTGTCTAAGGCCTCTTGCTCAAGCTTATCGTCTTCAGCATGTCTTAGCCATTTTAGATTAAATAGTACCGGCAGTTTTATCATTTTTATGTTGTAGACCCCTGATTTTTGACACTTTGCATGTTTTAAAAGAATTCTCTATGTTTAATTTGCCATAAAAGTACCGCCTGAACCTATCAATCTGGTGCCACTCTTCTTCGGCAATACCTTTTCTTTAACGATACCAGCGAATAACTCAGTAAGCACCCATATCCATGCATCAGCCCGGTTCGGTGAAAATTCGCCAAGATAGCCAGTTGTCGAGAACTGGCACATCTCACCTTCAAGATCATGATAATCACCGACGTGGCGTATCTTTCCCTGCTCATAGAGCGCGGAAAACGGTTCAGCCCTGACCACCTTGCCTCTCGTCGCCGTAACAGTCTTGTAGTTCGTCCTAGGCCGCGCGGTCTGTATCACAAACCCAACCATGGCGCCGCCGTAGTTCACCTCACCGACAATCACGTCAGCTTCGTGGCGCTCGAAAGCCATCACCGCTACTTTCCCCCACGTTCCTGGACCTGCCTTGACGGTGCAATCTTCCAGCAAATAAGCATTGCCATCCGTTCCAAGGCCACCAACAACAATACCGATAGCATCATTATCAGCATTATCAGTATCACCAGATCCGCTAGGATCAACACCAACAACAACGCGAACAAAGTCAGGTACTTTTCCATCGGTGACCCGCCATTTCTCCATGTCAACATCGTTAAACAGGATGTTAGCCGTTAAGTCTGCAGCTTCGCCATCCCTAAACCGCTTGCGCATCCGTGCGCCCATGCCATCCAATATGCGTAAATACTCAGGACTTAGATTCTCTTTGTTATCGATCGGGTTGATCTTGAAGTGCGTGTAGTCTTCTTGATGCTCTAACGGCTTTCCGCTATCCGGATCAATGCCCAAGTGAAATATTTTATAAACCCACCACCCTTTATTAGTCGGGTTCCAGTCGACAAACAGGCGAAGCTTCAGCAGTACTGTCTCTTTGCCGTCAATGACCTGCATAACCTTCTGCGCAAGCCTGGTCACGATCATTTGATACGACAGGTACGGTATTTGTGATGCCTCGTTAAGGTAAATCGTCACAAACTCCATACCAAGAATCTTCTCAGTTCGCTCTTTGTCATCCAATCCACCGAAGAAAATCTGTGAATCGTTGCCAACCGTCATGTACCAGTCTGTCTTATTAACGTGGTATTCAACGTTAGGAAAGCACAGTTTCATTACTTTCGGCAGCGTGTCAAAAATGACAGATTGTTTCAGGTGATTGAACCTAAACCGCATAATCGCGTGCCGGCTACCTGGTGCCTTCAGAGCGCGCATGACAACGCTTCGCACGAACAAAAACGTCTTTCCGGACCTGCCCCCACCCTCACCTAAACAGTACGTAGCGTCACTGGCTATGATCTCCTGAGCCTCGATCTGCTTCGCGCTCCAAGAAAAACTCATAGCTTCTCATCTGTCTTTGATGCCTGAATGGTTACATTGCCACTGTGCTCAACCTTTTCAACAAACATGCCGATGTGCTTGGCAATCATTTCTAACGCCTTGTCCTGGTCAGCCAGCAAGACTTTTAAACCGTCCTTACCCTGATGTACGCCGCGATAAAGACTCAGAGCACCACCAGTCAATTTGCGGGTGTCCTTCACGTGGATATCGCCGTGTCCTTCACCTTTACATATCCGGCAATCTGGTCTTGGATCACGGTTCTTCTCAAATCCAAAGCCGCCAGTGCTATCCGGAATCTGCTTCTTGTTGGCGGTTGCTATCTCGCAAGCCTTGAACCATTCGTCTTCTGTCCACTGATAGAAACCCTGATCGCCGTGGCAATAACGACAGTTCACGCGTCGATACTCAACCAGGTCGTTGACGTTCGTGTTCACTCGATCCCAGAGCTTCTGTAGCACCATCTCGTGTGTTATGTTCAGCTTTTCTGATGCTTTTAATTCCTTTGATGCAATATATTTTTTTACCTTAACATTGGCTAACAGCCTAGACGATGCTGCATCAGCAACTTTTGGCTTCACGTTATACCCTGCTCGGATATAAGCTGCTGATGCATTTAAGTCAATAATGTACTCATCAGCGAAACGTTGCTGCTTAGGTGTGAGTTGTGATACGTCCCTGGCCATTACATCCACCCAGAAGGAACAGCAGGATAAGGTTTGCGAAATTTTTCGTTTTCTTCTTCTGTATTAGGTCGGATCGCTTCATGTACGATCTGAGCCGTTCTAGTCCGTTGAAGCTCATCGACAAGAGGCTGAATCTTCTTTACATATTCTTGATATTCGATATCGATTAGCAAGTTGATTTCCTCCTGTTCTTTAGTAATAGGATAGTTTCTTGATAGAAATTGATAAACGTGGTTCATGTGATTATCCAGCTGGTGTCATGCGAAAGTAGGAATTTTCCCAATAGATATTGTCAATAATTCTTTGGCTCACTTCTTTCATACCATGTTCAGAAGTGGCATACATTTCTGAGGTGGAGTAAATTCGATTTCCCTTAGAATCCATTGTAACTATGCGCAGGGTACTGGAATCACCTATACCATTAGCGGGATCGAAACCTACCCAACAGAACGGTGGATAAGCAGACAAGTCTCTGAGAAAGATTTTTTGTTGCGGGACATATATCTTCATCAGGCTTTCAGCGCGCACGATTGCAGGTGCGGCACCACATGCCAGTATTGCGCCAAGGAATCCGCGTCTGTTCATTTTTTGATTATCTCTCTGACTTTGATTAGGTCGTTCTGGGACCGAAGGATGAATTCTTGAATTGATAGGGACTGTAGAGATTGCAACGCTTTGCGGTAGGTGGTTAGCGTGGCGTCAATATCGTTACAGTGCGCAATTTCTAACAATGCTCGATAATTGTCTACGTGACGCTCAATGATATATGTCGATGTTTTAGGTTCCACCTGGAATCCCTGTTTTGTTCAAACACAATCAATTGAACTGGCCGCAGATTCATTCGAGAACAATCTTGGCAACGCCTAAAGCAACCAGTTCAATTCATTCCGCTTTCTTTTTTAATTCCTCGATCTTTAAATCTAGTATCTTCCATCTGATGAAGTCCGACAAGGTCAAACCGGATAGCGCGGCCAAAGCTTTGATGTCACGCCTCTCTTGCTCAGTGGTAAAAAAGCTTGATTTTGACTTGTCCAGGAACTTCATACTTTCTTACGAGCCACTTTCTGCAATGCGCCAACTTCGGCTTTAGCATGATGTACGGCGGCATGGTGCCGTTTTGGATCCGCTTTGATATGCTCTGCATTTTTAAGCGTGTGCATGTCGTCACGGGCTTGATAGTTGTCATGCGTCGAAGAAATGATTGGCATCGCCTTGTCAATCGATGATTTCTTTGCTGGTGCTTTTTTTACCGGCGCCACTTTCTTTACCATGGCAGAGTGTGGTTTCTTAATCATGACATGACTTTCCGCGTGAACTGAAACTGTTGTGAATGTGGGACTTCCATTGACCTTTAAACTTGCGCTTTCCTCGGATGCCTTGTTTTTTAACAACGGCATTTTGAATGAACTGAAAAACACGATCAAAACGACTCCTTGCCATTTCTTCTTGCTTTCTCTTTTCCTGCATAACTAAAGTCGCTTTGGTGGCCATTATTTTCCTTTATTTAAAGCTCTATCGCCTGTCCAATACGGCTCTGCGCGGAGCCTATACAACGTGACCGTTAGCTGTACATTAAACAGGCGGTAAAACTCTATTTAAACAAGTCTGGCGACATTACCGGACGCCGCCAGACCTTTACTTCACTTTTCACCCACACCGATTCAAATTAACTTAATGCTTTCACGCTGCCTTTGCGCGTTTTTTCCAGGTCAGATGTTTCATTACTGACCGGCGTAGCCATTTTTCCACTTTTAACACTAGACGGACGCGAACCGCCGCCAGTGCCTGGCTTAATCACTGCGCTTTGCTTGCCCATCCCAGACTTACCGTAGGATTTGTCTTTCATGATTTTCTCTCTATAGAGTTGATTGAATTTAACGTTAATTTACTTATACACTGTGCAATGGTTACCGTATCTTAATTCAATAGAGTTGTCAATAAATTTGTTGTATTTTTTATTTAATCGAAAATAGTGCTTGATAATTGCCCCAGTGGGGTTTATTATTCATTCATCGAACAAACAAACAGGGGAATGAAAATGAGATCAGCAATCGCATACGGCCCAGTAGGAAAAGTGGCTTCAAGAATTTTAGTCAAGTTTGTGTTTAAGAAATCTCGGGCGCATTGGGTTCGCGACTGGTTCAGTGGTTTTAAAAGACTGTCGAACTTGAAACGTTAATAAATCGCCCTTCGGGGCATTACGACTAATTCAAATATAGGAGAATGAAATGAACGCACAAAAAGCTCACGCAATCTTTGAATACTGGTTTGAGCATTCTGGCCATTGGATGTTTGGCGTGAATGGCAAAGAAAAAGCAATGCAAGCATGGAAGAAAAACGGTATTGAAGGACTTCCGGCTTATTCGTCACTTTAAATCCACCAATAAGCCGGTGAAATTCCGGCATTTTTTAATCACTAGGAGATTTCAATGAAATACCCACTAATCGCTCTAATGTTCGTATGCTCGATATCTCATGCCGATGACTATTTATCTGTTGGTTCATCAAACAGGGTGGATAGCGTGTCTTCTGCAATCGGCGCTTCAATCGCCAATTCAATTTATGCTGAAGCATCGTTTATCGACGAAGGAAAGCAGCCAGGAGGAATTAAAAATGTCAATCGCCTAGTTGATATCGACCTGGTTAAAACGATTCAATTTGGATCGTTTTATGCATCTACCAAGGCAGGTCTCACGAGTTCTTACTTCAGCCACAACGGAAGCGGGAACAGTTACGAAAACCACACCGGATTTTCAGGGCAAAATATAGGCGTAAATATTGGCTACAACATCAGTAAAACCGTATCTATCGAACTATCGGACAATGACAGCCGGTATTTGCAGTGCGACCACCACGCATATGAATCATTCAATATCGTATCTGTTGGTGTTAAATTTTCATTTTAATTATTACAATCTAAGGAGCAGACATGGACGCACAAGGAAGGTCGGGACGAAGGATGAGGGATCGCATGAATTTGCAAAACGAAGTTGATGCTTACAGGTCGATGGAATCACAAACATGGAAAGCCATCGAAATCGAAGAAAAGCATAAGGCCGGCGAGAAGTTAATGAGAGATCGACGCGCGTATAAAGAACGTATGCAAATCATGACGTATGTGTTTGCTTGCGGTGTGATAGTAGGAATCATTGCTTGCGTATCGGTGATGAAATGAGCCCTACCAAGGAAGAAATCCGGCAAGCTAGGATTGATGCCAAACTAACCCAAAAACAGGCTGGTGAACTTCTTGGTTACTCGGCTGGTGCCTGGATGAAGTGGGAGTATGGAGAAAGACCGATGCGTCGCAAGTTGTTTCAGGTTTTTTTGAAAGAAACCACTGAACTTTAAAAATAAATCCCTCGAATTGAGGGATTTTCTTTATGTTGGCTATTTTTACCGACAATATCCCCATGTTCTTTGACCGGTTTGATTGCCGACAATCTGATTAATCAATTGTTGTTGAATATCATAATGATGATCAACTGGATCTACCTTGTATTTGTAATCTTTCAGCACTAATAAAACTTCCTGATGCCGGTCTATTTCAGATTGCATGTGTTTTAACTGCCGGTCAAGTTCATCAGATCGGCCTTTCATAATGTCCTGCACGATACCGTCCGGCGCCGTAATCCTCACGATAGCGCTATTCAATTTCTTGATTCCGGCCTCGACCTGCCTTTTCTGAATGTTCATCCCTGATATATACGCTTGAATATTCTGTCTGACCAAGTCCACCAAATCGTGATGTTCGACATCTTTACTATCGACCATGGCTAAAATAGTGTTGGCAATGGTCTGGCGCGCGAACTCCCTAGGATCCTGCTGTGCTTCGGTAGAACCGGTTTGGTCGTACTGAATGCGCCGCACATCGTTAGAAAGGATGGCGTAAGCCTTATTCACTTCTTTGAATTCGTCTTCGTTGCCGTTTTCTTTGTCGGGATGGCTCGATTGTGCCTTTTTACGAAACGCGGCTTTGATAACGTCAGGAGTGGCGTCTTTGGCTATGCCAAGGATATCGTAGAGTGATTTCATGATTTATCCGTCGCATTCGGCATGTATTTTTCTTCTTTCTTGATCTGCTCTTTCATCCGTTTTTGATGCTTAGGCGTCAGTCCTTCAATGTGATTACCGTCGCCCAAGCGCAGTGCTATGCGTAATTTGAAATCCTCGACGTCCTCGTTAGTCTGAATAGAAATGGCTTGCTCTACGCCCTTTCTGGCCCACCCTGCGTTTGTTTTCCACCAATCGACGTGTTTCTTCGGTTTTGGCGGTGTCGTCACTGAATTATTTTCAATATAATCCGCAACAAGCTTGACAGCTTGCTTCGTTTCTTCGCTGATCACTTGCCTTTTAGGAACTCTAACTGTAATCGTAGTGCCAATTTTCTCACTTGGTTGTTTCTCTGGTTGTATTTTGGCTTTCTTTTTCACCTGTCCGCGCGCGCCGGATAACTTGGCCTGTTCAACGAATTTCGATTCCTTGACCATGCGAGAGCTGAACATGCATCCACTTTCGTGGACAGAGAAAATTCCAGCAGTGCCCAGTTCGGCAATCAGCTTGCGCACCGTAGCCACACTTTCTCCGGTCAACCTGGCTATTTGCTTATCGTCCATTGGATTGCCGTTTATTGCCAAATAACCAGAAGGGTGCATCAGCGCGAGCAAATCGACCCAAAAACCACGAGCAGAAGCACTGCATGAGCGTAAATCTCGATTTTTGAACCACACATCTGGATCAAATTTAAATGTTTTATGCTTCATTATCGACTCACTCGATCAATCAGTGCTTTGGCGATAGGAGACAATTTAGGCTTGTTATCCTCGAATGACGCGATCTTTTCCGGCGCCGCGATACCTTCATCAAGCCTGACTTGATCCAGAGCTTGAATCGATAACACGAGAAATTCAGCCGCTTCTGGATTATGCATGGCAATCCGAATATTTTGATCCAGTGTTAATAGTGCGGCATATTCCATCGCACTTACTGTAATTTGTTTCATATATAAACCCTTTAAATTTCTTGCAGGATTCAAGTATAAACTTTAAAATAAAAGTCCTCAACATTTTTATTTA